CATATCTGACTCCCCTGACCCTAAGGCTTTGGCAGTGTGAGCTATGATGATAATTGGGAAACCATCAAAGTTCTCTTTCAGGACTGCCATGACTTTGCCAACTTCGCTATTGTCATTCTCTGATTCGATATCGAACACACTGTTAGCTGTATCAAACATAATCAATGGCAATGCGTGATAAGTTCCCCCGTCAGCCATTTCGTTTGGATAAGTCCACTCTCGATATTCGTCTGCCACTTGTGCTACGATTTCAGCTTTAAGCCTACGGGCTGGGATCACTTTCACTGAATTAAATTCTTCCTGTCGTGCTCCGGTGTTACCAAACGTGGCTACACTGTAAATAATGCGCTGTACCTGAACCACTGATTCCGTAATTATAATTACATTGCGACGAATAGTCGGTATGAGTTGATAATCAACTGGATAGATATGGGCAACGCTTAGAGCAAGTGGAATTGCTAACGTTGTTTTACCTACGCCCGGAGCACCTGCTAAGACATTTATCCCAGTAGACATAAAGTCGTTAAGGATGTATTCAAAAGTTGTGACGGAATGACTTCCTGATCCTTGGTCATTCTGAAGCGATAGCGGGTGGACTTCTTCCACCACTCCACGGCCTGTTGCCGACGAAGTCCATCCGTTATCTATTGCTGAACGAAATATAGATTTATAAGTAATACTGTGCGGATGGTCCAACATATCCCATTTTTTACGTGACACAGAAGCATCATATTTGGAACTTTTGGAACTCCAGTCCATCCAAACACTATACCCCGTTTCAGAGTACGGTTTGAGCGCAATACCAACCTGTACCCAAGTATTGTAGTCATCGCTTGAAATATAATTTAAAGCCTCGCGGAGATCATCAAACGTTTGAGCCGTGGCTACAGGTACCCCAGACTTCTCCTCGACCATCTCATATGCTTCAGTCTTGGCTCGTGCTCTGTCAGAAATAAACTTTGGCAACTCCGATGGTGTAGCCGGATTAACAGTAGCTATCGGTGACTGATTGTCTTTCCACTTATACGGACCCAACTCACCCATGCTTGGAGCAACAACAATATAACCGTGGTGCTTCAAATCTAGGCCGGGTCCAATCGAACTGGGGTAGGAAGTATTTTCCTCAGCGCGAAACAATCGATGTTCACCGCCTGACTGAGTGACGGCTACACAGTTACTATAAAGCACTCCGTGCTCTTGCTCGATATTTGCTAACGTAGTGTGTCCACCGTTTCTCGGATCGATGTCTAAAGCAATCAAACCGGAGTCTGCCAAGCTAATTCCAATATTTGCCGTTGGGTCAGTACTGAACCAATCGCGGATCAACGCTGCATTCGTAGTCGAATCTAGGTGGCCTCTTGGGGTCAAGGTAGCAAGTGGATGCTTGCCCGGTTTATGACCCGGAGCATCGTTTGGCAATCCACACCGACACGTTCCGTCCTCGTGATTTATTCCCCATACTGGTAGAACGGCCCAACCTAAGTCGGCATACTGCAAAGCACAATCAAGCGTTGTTACTGGCTTGTCTACGATCTTGAAGATATGTTTCTTTGGTGGTCTACTCATTCCATATCTCCTTAACTACGTTCCACCATGCCTTGTTGCGTGGGCTTCGTTTAACTAGAACAAAATCAGGTCTTCGTGCGTTCTTAATTTGGTAGGCTGCTACTCGTGGGTTCGGCAACGGTAATCGAACTATCATTCTCCGTCTACGGAAAAATTCGTGCGCTCGATTATTTTGTCTAGAGTTACTCGTATCAATAAATTGAGTAGCGTCAATTCGGATGCCGTTCTCTGTCTCACATATATATTTCACCGTTATGTAAGTAACGTTTCCATTCACAAAGCCACTTACGTCATTTGGCTTACATTTGATAATCGACTGATCCGTAGCCGGTTCGCCCGTCAACGGGTCAATGACTTCTAACGTTTTGACACCGGGAAATACTCGACGCTCTTTTTTAATGTGTGGCCTGACAGGAGTCTGAGCTTGCACAACATTTCCTGACTTTTCATCCTTGTAGTTTGGCATCATCTGGACTCCACCCAGACGCATGAAATTGCCAACGTAATCAAGCACCAGACAATCAGTCTTACCCTCAGCCAATCGCGTGCCACGGCCCATGATCTGCACCCAGAGACTTGAGGACAATGTCGGACGCAAAGAAACGATACAGTCGAGCCGTGGCAAGTCAAACCCTGTAGTCAGCATATCCACACTGACTAAAGCGTTGCATTTGCCAGACCTGACGCTCTCGAAAATTTTATCCCGTTGGTCCTTTTTGTGATGACCGTACACCTGACAACTCGTTCGGTTCGTATGTTCCCATAACAAATGTGCGAACCTCGTAGCTATCTTCACCGAGGTACAGTACACCGCAATGAATTTACGGTCCTCGAATTGATTAAGGGATTTTGCAACCGCAACCAACCAAGCATCATACTCTGCCCGATGCATGACCCGGTCTAATTCCATTTTATTGTAATCACCTTTTCCGGTGATAGTCACTTCATCAAGATTTAATTGAAGCTCTGAGTTGAGGCCGACCAGTGGTGCGAGATAGCCTTCCTCGACCCCCTGCTTTACATGATACTGAAAGCTATCTCTATCAAACCAGTGACGATTACTGTCACTGTCACTCCGAGTATGATCAGGGCTTCCACTGCTACTATTTCCACTTGCTTTCTCCTTAAATATCGGACCGTTGTCCATCCGCCATGCCGTAGCCGTGAATGCAACCCGCTGCGCGTCCGGATAAAGTTTAAAAATTTTTTCATATTGGCTTTTGCCTGACGGTGTCATCGGAACTCGATGGGCCTCATCGACAATGATAACATCTGGCGAGGGTATATCATGTTGAAAAACGGTTTTCCGATAGGCGTAATTCTGGACCGTCTGTATGGTGCCAAATATCACCGCCTCTTCAAAGTCCCAACGCCCGACAGGTCTGAGGCCAGAGCACACGAGACCCGCACGACACGCGAACTTAAAATGCTTTTCCCATGTCGCGTGGTTTTGCTCAGTGAGTTTTAGATTATGGGTCAGTACCCAAACTCGTTTCTTGTATGTCGATACAAGTTTGGTAGCTAGGTCACATATAATCACCGATTTGCCAGTTCCAGTGGCAAGCGTAAGGCATGGGTTGTACCCTTGTTTGAGGTCTCGGATACAGGCTCGTGTCGCTTCAAGCTGATACTCTCGGAGCCTCATTCGGTTGACCCATCTCTGAGAGCTGGGTTCTTGAACTCCTGACGAAGCTGTCGGGCAAGCTCCAACACTTGCCCTCGCGTACTGACAGGCACGACCACTTCCACCCTACAAAGACCCTTGTTTCTTGACGCATCCCTGTATTTCATAAGTTTGGACCTGTAATTTGAGTTGTAACCAGATTGCCTTTCCATTTTAGAAATCCCTTTTTGAAAGTTTATGCCATTCGTTTTTAGCGTAGCCTGAACCCAACCGTTGTTCCAAAGCGTCATGGAAGTTGTTAGCAGACTCATGCTTGTTCAATGCGTGAAACGCACTCAGTTGTTCAACGAGGTATTCATCATCTTTAATAAAATATCTCATGGCCTCACTGATAAAATAATCCATCACCTCATGCCGAGGTATTTTATACGATGCACAAAAGTCATGGATGATTGGTAAAAGGTTGGGGCTGATGTTGTTGAAGACATCAGCTTGTACAGTCACTGCCGAGGTAACTTTTGCAGACTTGCTCATTACGCAACTCCCTTCAAGTAATGAGTTGCCGACGCTGGCTCAAGTCTTACGACGATCGTCGTGACAGGCTTTTCGGTTGTATGAGCTTGAAGAAACTGCCGTGACACTTTTGCCTTGAGAGCTGCAATGTCAACGTTCTTACGAGTGTGGGTACGAACCTGAATAGTGCAACCGTGGCCTGCGATGTCGATATTGTCACCATGAGACTTGAACTCTGCGTGCAGTTCTTTCTTACGTGCGTTAAGAGCTTTGAGTTGACCTTCGATGGCGAGTAACTCATCGGCGGCTGTGTAAAGATCAAATAAAGTTTCCAATTTTTTTCTCCGTTTTAAGTTCTAAGTTATACAAGTGTTATACCATCTACTCCGGAAATGGTCAACACTCAATATTCTTTTTTATGACCGAGCTTTTCGTTTTCTATATAGCCCGTGTAATATTCATCCACTTCGAAGTTGGTCATATTAACTCGGAGCACTTTGACATATTTACCGTTTACCCACTTCTTGTAATGTGGGTTGAAAGGTCTGTCGTAGTAGCTATCGGCACTGCCTCTATCAAAGGGTGATCCATGACCTCTTACTTCGTTCCAAGTTTTGGAATTAAATTTACTCATACCGCAACCCTCTTAATTTGATTAAACCGAACAGTAGGTAGCTTGGCCCGATTGCCCATTGTGTCACAAACGTAGGTCCACTTTCTACTGACCTTTGCCCAAACGGTTCGGTGACCGCAACCAACACGAGGTAATTCATCCTGTAAGTGAACAGTCATCTTGATTGCGTCTTTCAAAGCATTTGGTGGTTTCTTACTGAAAGGGTGTTTTGCCATTTTAAATTTCATGTTTGTTCTCCGTTTTAAGTTATCACTCATTTTTCACATTCCCTCACGGTCAAATAAATTCACAACTTTTAATTCAGCAACCTGACGATTCGATCCCAGACTTCTGACTGTCCGGATGCAACCGTCGATCGTATAGTCACCGTTCAGAAAATTTTTGACGGTCTGAATAAGATCACCCTTCGTGCCGATCATCAACTCTTGGACGATGGAGTCGAGGGGCATCCCCAACTCCAATGCCTCAGCCCGTGCCTCGGCAACCGTGTCAAACCAACGAGTGTCGTTTGCCATGTCAAACCCACTCCGCATTTTGTTTTCAATTACCCTGTACATCCTCATTGTTTAGCTCCTAAAATTGCTTCGACGTTTTCCCCACAGTGGACCATCTCTTCGGTTACATCTCTATCTACGATGAACCCATTTGTTCGATCCAACTCGTAACACTCAGCTACCATTTCCTGTGTTTCGATCTGCAATCCATACCAACGATCAGATACGCTGTTTCTTTCTATTCGATAACTCATGCTGCTAACCTCGCCTTGTTTGTGTTGACCAATTCTCTTCGCAAAATCCGGTAGATTTTTTGCCAGCTCTGCCCGTGAGGTGTGTTGTCACCGCCACGCAACCACGGTGTGTAAATAAAATAATTGTAATGGATCATATGTGCCACCTCATGAGCTATCAACGCCAAGAGAGCATCCTCTGAAGTCTCAAACTCCATTTCTCCAATAATGGGATCGCTCTTGATTCGAGCGTACTCAGTAAAAAATGTACGCCCTTTTCGAAAATCACTGATATCGATGCATACATAGTTTTTACCGCCATAGGATCGCTGACCCTTACATTTGATTTTGAGGTACAGCTTATCCCAGACATCAGCCATAGTAAGACGCTTAGAACTTGGCCCAAGGATTTCCCACTTAACTTTCACAATTTCCTTAATGCATTTTTTGGTAAGGCGTTTCACCAAATCGCGTTCCGCAGTGGTGACGTTTTTGGACTTAATTATCAATCCCATATCGGGTCTCCGTTACAGTTATAAGTTCTCGTTATTTTTACAGTATAACATTTTCCGGAGTAGATGTCAAATCGGGAAAAATAGGTATTGACAAAAAATATTATTTGTTTCTATTTTTAGTCTCCATCTCAGTATCCCAGAGCTTGGTCCGACGAGTTCTGGGGTACAAGATGGTCTCGTATTATAACTGAGAACGAATAATGAATAATATGTACGGAACAATTTTTATAGCTTTGGTATTGGTACTCGTTTACCTCACCGTGCATTCCTATTTTTTTGCTGAGGATATGGACTTCAATTTTAAGGAGTTCAAACATTATTGCTACATGGTTGAGCAAGGAGCGTGGCCGGATTACAAACGGATAGGCGCGGAGTGTACGCCATGAGCACTTGGGTATTTGATGTTGAGGTCTATCCTAACTGCACGTTGTTTCTAGCTAAGTGTATTGAGACAAACGAGCGGCAGTCGATCTGGCATAGTGAGTCTGGGTCCGCTACCCGGTTGCGTGTATTCGTCGGTGACAAAGACAAAACATTTGTAGGTTTCAATAGCTATCACTACGACAGTGTTATTGTCTCTGCTTGGTGTAAAGGTTTAGACACCGAGACAATCAAACGAATTAGTGACGCAATTATCGTTGAAGATATCCCCTCGTTTCAAATCAAAACCGAATATAAATTGAACGATGTCCTCAACGATCACATTGATTTGATTGAAGTCGCACCAAGTTTTGTCGGGCTGAAAGCCTACGGAGCACGAATGAATATGCCGATGCTTCAAGATCTACCCTACGATCCCAATGCAGATTTAGACGATGACCAACAAAATATTTTGGAGTCGTATTGCCTTAATGACATAGCAACGACCGAGCAGTTATTTAAACGACTCGAACCGGAGCTAGAACTTCGATTGCAAATGTCGAAGCAATATGGCATCGACCTTCGAAGCAAGTCAGATAGTCAGATGGCTGAACAAGCATTTAAAAAAACGTTGAAATTGAAATCTTATGAAGTGCCAATCCCGAACTCGATCACCTACGATCCACCTGACTATCTCAAAATGGACTTTGCAGGTACCCAATCTGTTTTAGAAGATATTGCCGATATGAAATTTTATGTCGATAAAAAATCCGGTCATATCAAAATGCCTGACAGTTTAGATAAGTTAGAGGTCTATACACGGACGGGGAGTTATAAGATAGGCATTGGGGGATTGCATTCAACCCATGACAAGCGGGTTACTCACCTTGCACGCGACGAATTAATATATGAGATTGATGCAGCAAGTTTTTATCCTACGATTATTCTAAACGGTAATCTATCACCATCGCACATCGGGGATCGATTCATCAATGAGTATCGTCGTATTTATGATGAACGTATCCAAGCAAAAAGCAGAGGTGATAAGGTTACGGCAGACACTTTGAAAATTAGTCTGAACGGCACCTTCGGTAAGTTAGCTAGTCCTCATAGCATCCTGTATGCTCCGGACCTTATGTTAGCTGTCACAATGACAGGCCAATTTACGTTATTAATGCTTATCGAAATGTTGGAGCGCGAGGGTGTCACCGTGCTGTCTGCAAACACTGATGGTATTGTAATTCGTGTTGCAGACTACAATGAACAAAGCGTCCGGTGGTGTGTGCAAGAATTTGAAGAGTTAAGTGGTTTTACTTTTGAATATACACCATACGAAAAAATTGCGTTCAAAGATGTTAACAACTATATCGCAGTCAAAAAAGACAAAACAATTAAGGCCAAAGGCATTTACGCTCCAGTGTCATTGCGAAAAAATCCTACTGCTCCAGTGTGTGCGTATGCCGTAAGTCAGTGGCTGGCCCGTGGCACGAGCTTCGAGCGAACCATCGAAAAGGCTTCATTTGATATGTTCATCACTGCCAGAAACGTAGCTGGTGGTGGGGTACAAGGCGGTAAATATTTAGGCAAGGTTGTCCGGTGGTATCAGTCGAACGAAACAACTGAGCCAATTCTGTATGCAAAAAATAATAACAAAGTTCCAAAGTCAGACGGAGCACAAGCCTGTATGCATGTCGTTCCCGGTGATTGGTCAGAGAAGCCTGACGATTTGGATACACAGTGGTACATCAACGAATGCATCGACATAGCACATAACATCGGTGCCGAGCACTTTTTAGATGTAACAGAAATTTTCATGGCAAATTTTGGAGTTAGAAATGGCTAAAGTCTATATTGTCCAAGCTCACAATAATAAGGATATGTCGGATGCCAAACGACACGGGGAACTACACGTTTTATACCCGAACCATATACATCGACCATACGACACTGATTACCTGACAGGCGTGGCTCATACGCAATTGAGGGATTTTTGTGAGGATGATTTTTTACTGCTACTCGGTGATCCCGCCATATGTGGGATGGTAACCAAAGTGGCATCCGAGTATTCCCCAGTGGTACGGATGCTGAGTTGGAACCGGATCAAACAAGAGTATCACGAGGTAGCATGGGATTTTGCAGATGCGGATTGACAACCGCTAATTTCATAAAGGAGAAAAAAATGTCAAAAAAGAAGGCTGACTTTGAAAGTCAATTGAGGCGAGGTAAACAAAAAAAACCGCCTCGTATTTGTATCTACGGAGATCATGGAATTGGAAAGTCAACATTGGCTAGTCACTTCCCAGATCCAATTTTCATAAGCACTGAGGACGGTCTAGACACACTGGACGTTGTTTCATTTGAACGTGCGGAGTCTGCAACAACGGTTGCTGAAAACATTCAGACTTTATTGTCTGGAGAGCATAATTTCAAAACGTGTGTGATCGACTCCGTTGATTGGCTTGTCGAGCCTTTGATCGTTAAATCCGTTGAAGATACTTATGACGCAAAGGAGTTGTCATACGGTAGGGATAAGGTCAAAGTGTGTGAGGAATTTCGTGAGATGCTTCAGGGTCTTGATTATCTTCGGGAGCACCGTGGGATGAATGTTGTGTTGATAGCTCACAGTGCAGTTATAAAGTTTGAAGATCCTCGCACGGAACCGTTTGATAAATATGAACCTAAGTTGCCAAAGTATTGTAACTCTCTGTTACAAGAGTGGGTTGACGCTTTGTGCTTTGCAGCCTTTGACGTTGTAATACGCAAGTCGGATACTGGGTTCAACACAACGAAAAACCGTGGGGTATCGAGTGGTGATCGTTTCTTACACTTCCAACCCAACCCAGCTTTCGCCGCCAAAAATCGTTTTGATTGTCCTGATAAGATCGAAATGAATTTTGACAATTTATCTGAAGTCATCCCAGTATTTAGCTAAGGAGATAGTTATGCCTAAATTTGGATTTAACCCAAGTGAGGTTGCACCTCAAGAACCAATGAGCTTTGAATTGTTACCGAAAGGTGAATACACTCTTCGGGCTACGGATGCCGAAGAACGTCCAACTAAAAACAATGGCGAATTGATTGCTGTAACGTTTGAGGTAGCATCCGGTTCGTATGAAGGACGCAAAATCTGGTTTCAATTCAATACCAAAAATGCATCAGAAACAGCCGAGCGCATTGGTCATCAACAATTAGTTGCGTGGGCTACAGCGTGTGGTAAACCGGAAGCAGATGACACAGATGATCTGTTAGAAAGACCGTTTCAAGCTAATATCGTTATTGAAAAAGGCACTAACGGTTATGCTGATAAAAACAAGATCGCCTCGTTTTTGTTTTCCAAATCTAAAGCTAAGGCTCCGTTAGCGAAGTCTGAACCACCAAAGAAAGAAACTAACGGTGGTAGTAAGTGGAAAATTGATTAAACAAACGCCCGTGGTGAAAGCCACGGGCATCTTTCTGGATTGAGTTATGGTTGCCATACCACCATCAATTGAAAAACAAATTATTAAAAATATTTATGAATCTTACGAAAAAAATGAAACATTTTATTTTACTCGTATGGGTGCCTCCAGTATTGGCACAGAGTGTCTTCGAAAAATATATTTTCAATGGCGTAGGTTTGCAAAAAAACCCATGTCCGGTAGGATTTTGCGTCTTTTCGAAACGGGTTATATCCAAGAAGAACGTGTATTAAATGATCTCATAAAGTCTGGTTTGGATGTTTGGCAAGTAAATGAATACGGAAGTCCGTTTGAGTTTACTGATTCTACCGGACACTTTGTTTGTAGAGCCGATGGAGTTGTTACCAATATACCACGGCATCCTCATTCTCATTTACTAGAGATAAAAACTCACAGTAAAAAAAGTTTTTCAGCTTTACAGCGTCACGGTGTACAAAAGTCGAAACCCGAACATTATGCTCAAGTACAGATATCTATGGCTTTGGGAAGTTTCCAACGTGCTCTCTACGTTGCTGTGTGTAAAGATGATGAGCAATTTTATATTGAACGTTTTAAACCGGACAAGAGGGAACAAAAAGAGTTACAAAAACGCATTACTTCATTAATCAATGCTCGGATGAGGCCGACAGGAATAAGTGTCGATGGCAGTTCGTTCCAATGTAAATATTGTGATATGCGTTCTGTTTGTATTAAAGACGATGATCCGTTGGTTCACTGTAGAACTTGCGAAAATTCTATACCTAGTGATAATGGCACTTGGGAATGTACGTTGCATGGCGAAAAATTAACATTAGAAGCCCAAGAAAAAACTTGTAAGGATTATTCACCTTTATGATTACGATTGGTATAGATCCGGGTCTGAGAGGGGCCATTGGAATCCTAGATAATGGACAGTTTAAATCCGTACACGATATGCCAGTGATGAATAAGGGTGGTGGTAAGGTCAAATGGGAAGTTGATGTGTCAGCTACAATCAACTTACTACGACAAAATAGTCGTAAGGAAGGTGAACCTGAAGATTTTATTTCGTGCGCTATTGAACGAGTTAACGCCCATCCGGGTCAGGGAGTTTCAAGCGTATTTAGTTTGGGTGATTCTTTCGGCACTGCTCGTGCTTGCGTGGCTAGTTGCCGATTCGAGTTGCGTTATGTAATGCCCCAAGTATGGAAAAAATACTTTGGATTATCATCAGACAAAGAACAAGCCAGAGCACTTGCCCTGACAATGTTTCCTGATGCTCCAATAAACTTAAAAAAATACTCAGACCGAGCCGAGTCCTTGTTAATGGCTAGGTGGTTATGGGAGACGGAGTTTGAATAAGTTCTCCATCATTATTCTTCATGTAGACAAAAATAATTTTTTTTCTGCCATGCGTCTACGGTGTAAACCACGAATAAATTTACCACTGGCATAAGACCACCGTGGAAATTCATCAGCTGCCGTAGGGTCACCCCGGAGAACTTTTTTACGAAGTGTACTTGCACGGAGAGACCCACTACCAAGATTATAGGCGAAACTAACCAGACTGTCGAACTGGTTTTGCGTTAGCTTACAAGGCACGAGCGTGAGCACTGCACGCTCATATGATACCAATTGTTGCCTTAACAGGCGTTCTGCCTCATCCTCGGACATCTCAGGGGTATTTTGAGTAACCCTACTACCATCAGCTAGGCGTGTACTCCCCCAACCTATGGTCCACACCGAGGCCGAGCACTGGTAGCTTTTTGCCC